GCTTGTGTAAGCGCGTATCTACGATAGTCTGTCGTTGTTCCCGGCCCAGAATCTCCGCCTTTAGCAAACCCAACGATCCCACCATCAGCCATGTTAGACAGACTGCGTTCGGGTAGAGCACCTATACCCATCTCTTCGGGCAGGCGCGAGTCCATGTAGCCACCGTCTGCAGCCGTCCGGGTTGGTTGGACTTGCGGAGCTTGCTGCTGTGGCATGGCCTGCTGTGGCATGGCCGGTTGAGGCATGGCCTGTGGTGCTTGCGGCCCTTGCGGTGCTTGTGGCTGACCCTGTGGGGGCATACCTTGTGGGGGCATACCCTGTGGCATTCTTGGCTGGTTCATGGCCTGAATAGCTTGCTGCACTACCGGAGTTTGTATCTCAGGCTCACCCTGTTTGCCTTCTTTCAGTTCTTTGGCAATGTTGTTTACAAACAACGCCATTGACACAGCAATAGGATCATCTGCATGGTCAGCAGCATATCTTTGCCTGCCTTCTGGCTTCATCCTAGCCAGCATCTTTTGCAGGTTACCAATTCGATCATCAAACATTTTGATTCCTTATGCCATGCTGTGGATAGCCAACGCAACAAGACCTTGGGGGCGGGATCTTACCAAACCACCCTTGGCATAACGCCCAACCATGCCGCCTTCTGCTTTAAGACCAAATGCACCAATTGCAGCAGCACCAGCACCACCTATCTGGCTCAACATGCTGGGAGGGGCTTGGTAGTTGTACATTGTGCTACCGGCGTTGGTGGTTGGTGCTCCGCGAAGAATGTCAGACATGAACCCAATTTGTTTATACGGGTAATTCTGAGATCCTAGGAAGTCTTGATACTGATTGTTTAAATCGCTTTGAACTTGTTGTTGCTGTTGAGCACCAAGTCGGTTCTGCATCTCGTTGATGCCCATATTCTGGTTGTACTGCGTGTTGCCAAGGTTGCCAAGTGTGCTTGCCCCTGTCAAGGCAGTCTGAAGTCCTTGCAAGCCAAGTCCAGCACCAAACTGTCCTTGCTGTGCGTTTAAATTAGCCGCAGATTGCCCAAACTGTGCGGTATTTTGTGCGGAAGCTAACGCTGCTTGCTGATTAGCAAGTTTAGCCTGTAGTGAACGGCCTTGGTCAGCATTGAACTGTTGTTGAGCTTGTTGATATGCAGCCTGCTGGCCCTGTGCTTGAATATCGCCTTTCTGAATGGCAAGGTTACGGGCAGCTTCAGCCCTCATAATTGAATCTCGACTGCCGCCAAACCCACCGGCCTGTGTTGCAGCAGCCTGTTGCTGAGTACCAGCAATATCCGCTTGGCGCTGCGCTTCCCGTTGCTGGATGTCCACCACATTTTGCGTGTAGGGTGACATGTAGGAACTTGCTGTTCCTGCGTCTGTAAAGTTTTTAGTGGCGACTGTATTTTTAGAAGGGGCTGTATATTGGTTGGTTACTGGGTCGTAGGTGTACCCGGTGTTTAAAGCGCCTAGTGATGCCAACCCTGCCGTTGCTGTTGCATCTTTTAGTTGTCCAGAACCCTGCATAAGAGCAGCGTTGTCATAGGACATCTGCTGCAAAGGGCTAAACTGCGCTACCCGATCCCCCATGTACTGCATGTAGGGATTTTGAGTAAGATCAGTCAATGCTGCGGCTTGCCCCAGCATGTCTTCAGCATAAGGCTCTAACTGAGGCGCAAAACCGTACTGGTTCTGTTGTATTTGTGTTGATGTTGCGTCTGCCATGATTTATCCTTATGCGGGAAGGTATTTATGTGATTTGCTGTCAACAGCAACACGGGTTCTGCCAGTAGTTTTACGGCGGTTGGCTTGTATACGATCCATCATTTTGTACAGCGCCCGTGCGCCTGCTTCGGTGGAGCCGTTGCCAAGCTCAGACACAATCCGGGCAGGCACAACAAATTCACCATCTGCAAGTCGAGCAGGTTGCCTGTCACCAATGCTTGCAGGGATGCTGTCTGACACACCATCACCGGGGCCACGCAGTAGCCTGCCACCGTCTGAATAACCACCAAGAGAGCCTAGCCCACCTTGGGCGTAGCCTGCCATACCGCCAGCAGCAAACGGGCTGTTTGAATCTGCGGGGCCACTAAGGTCTCCACCAGTTGGGTCTGAAGGCGTATTAGTGTCAACTGCATCTGAGCTATTAAATGTTCCCGGCCCTTGCCCAACAGGCATCCCTTCCGCTGCATCACCGTACAACCCGGTTTGACCTTTTTTCCCTTGACCTTGTAAGCCTGTATCCGGATCAACCCCACCGCCGGGGACACTGTTTCCAAGGTATGCTTGATCTTGTAAATATGCACCAAGAGAAGTAAAACCAAATCTAGATAGCCCCTTACCAATCGTATCAGTTGTATCCCAATCAGGTGTTGTATTGGGTGCGTTCTCTCCACCAGCGGGGCTACCATCTGTTGTATTCAGCAAACTATTTAAACCAGCATCAGCAGCAGCTAGTTTATATTCGTTGGCCGCTTTGTCCCATGTGTACGACTTGTTGTTTTTAAGCAGTTTTTGAGGACGGTACATTCCATTTTCCCAATCCCAAACATGCGTGTCACCTTTGCTATCAATGTAGTCTGCTTTAACTCCACCACCATTGTCATACGCCATACCACCATTGGCAAGCTGCATCAACCCGCCTTTTTTAGCAGGTATTTTTTTATCCGCTTTAACTTTTGCAAAGATGCCAATTACTTCTTGTAATGGTATGCCTAGAGCATCAGCAACGGTTTGTTCATCTACATTGCTTGTAGTTGCCCAATCAACCAACGCTGCCCCAGAAGTTTTATCTAATTTGTTTTCAGCAATTCCAGCTTTGGCTTGATTTATACTCTTGTACGTTGTTGTGTTGTATTGATAGTTTCCATCTGCATCCCGTTTACGTGCTCCATTGGCATCTAAAATTGGTGCTCGTGTTGTACGTACATAGTCAGGATTACGTTCGTAAGATCCTGTTGTTTTATTCCAATTAAGGGGTTTGTTTGTTTTGGCTGGAACTCCCAGTGTGGCCTCGTTATACGGGCGCATAATCTCGCGGTATGTCTTATTACCCGCCGCATCTACATCGGTCATCTTGGTTGGTTTTGGCCCTTTGCCCATCAAATAATCATACATTTCTTTCTGGTAACCAGTATTTTTATACTTGGTATTAAACTCTTCTATTGTTTTTGGCGCATAGGAGGTATAACCCAGATTGCCACCGCCGGTAGTGTATGCATCTTGTACTTGCTGCATACCTGTAAACCCACCAACAGGAATACCGGGAATACGTGGGGATGTTGTAATTGTCCCGTTAGGGTTTATAACTGTTCCACCGCCTATTTGCCCAGCACCTGTAGAACCACCAACACCGGATGCTATGTATCTTGTATCTGCTGTTGTTAGGTCGGTAACTACTGTGGGGTTGACCGTACCACCAACAATTGAATCATTACCAGTACCACCAACAATTGAATCATTGCCAGTACCACCAACAATTGAATCATTACCAGTACCCCCGACAACGGAATCATTGCCTTTACCGCCAACAACGGAATCATTGCCTTTACCGCCAACAACGGAATCTGTTACTACGGTTCTTGCTGCACGTTCTTTAGCAGCTTCTGTTTTAAACCCAGCTAGTTCTGTTGGGTCAATGTAGTCACCAAAAGCATTTTTCCAAAAATCTAAACCAGCTTTTTCGCCGGGGCGTCCAAGTTCTGATTGGTATAGCGCGTCAAGGCCAGAAATTGGTATGTATGCATTATTACTGGCCTGCCGTTTAGTAATATCTCCTTGCGCCATATCCCTAAACTGTTGCAATTCACTTGCATCAATTGTATTATCTGCACCAAATCTACCAGACCAGTACTCTATTTCAGGCACGGTTAGCGTGTTGTTTGCTTTTGTTCTATCCAACACGTTTCGGAACATGTCTTGAACTTGATCGGTTATTAAAGGGCTTGTTGCTTGACCCGCATAGTTTGTACCTAAATTTTGTATTGTTCCTGTTCCTGTTCCTAATCCTGTTCCTGTTCCTGCTGCTGTTCCTGCTCCTAATCCTGTTCCTGTCCCTAATACTGCACTGTTTTCTGCTGTATTGTTAGTTACTGTATTATTAGTTGCTGTATTATTAGTTAACGAAGCAAGACCCGCCCCTAATCCTGTTCCTGTTTCTGTTCCGGCTTCTACATTATTTGATGCTGTATTTTGAGTAACAGCTCCAGTTTTAGCACCAGCACCGCCAATAGTAGCGTTATCGCCGATATCGCCTAATCCAAAGCCATAAGGAAAAAATTTATTGCCATTAGCATCGGTATCAGCAAATGCTTGTGCGGCAGTTTTGTCAGCCGTATCTGTTCCACCCAGTGCCGATGTTCTAAAGGTGGCTAATTCGTTTTCATCAACTGTATCCCCAAACTGCCCTCCCCAAAATTTTGCTCCCTCTGTATCCGAGGCACGTCCTAAAACATTTTGATATGCTTGGTCAAGCGTTATCCCACCCCCCTCGTCATAACGAACTGCACCACCATGAGCCAAGCCCATTAACCCACCTTTTGCGGCGGCATACGGTGTGCCACGGGTGTATTCTTGATAATATGGATCGTAAGTGAATGGTCTAATAGACCCAGTGCGTGGTCTTGGAGTAACAGTTTGAACTGTGTTTCCCGTTTCACTCGCAAGAAGAGGAGATAAAGCAGCACCAAGCGTTGCAAAACCTTTACCCGCACTCCCGCCACCAAGAGTTTTTACTGCACTCATTGGGTCGCTCATGGCTTTTGATGCGCCTGCTGACAATGTGTCAAACTTACCGGAGGCTGCAAGTCTGGAACCAACTGCATTTTGAGCTAATTGATCTGCTTCCATAGCGGATAGGTTTCCTGCTTGTGTTGCCGCTGCACCTGCTTCAGAAGATAGAGCGCCTGTTCCAAGTCCCATTAACCCATCAGTAATACCTGCACCACCATAAGCGCCAAGTCCTGCGCTTAGACCTTTTCCTAAATCTCCAGAAAGAGCCGCTGTAGCAGCCCCAACAGCAAGACCTGTTCCAGCAGCACCGCTTAAACCCAGCGCCCCTCCAATGGCTGTTCCAAAACCGGGAGCGAAATAGTTAATTGCCGCGCCTGCAAGGGTAGGCAGCAAGTCTTTAAGACTAAATGCTTCTGGTAACCCTGTGTCTGGGTTGATTGTCAGAGTCGTACCGTTTGCCACAGCTAGTTTTTGCAGACTTGCCACCTCGCGGGGGGACATGTGCACAAGGGTCGAGTCTGGGCCTCTGCCTCGGGCAGACATGTGGTTGGCTAGTTGATGTAGGCTCATAGTGCGGTCTTTATTTTAAGCGTTTGGTTGTTGCTCATCACACCGTTCTGGGTGTCTCGGTAAACGTCCCCGATCCTCAAACTGGCAAATTCAGCGTCTGTTGGCAAGCTGGGGTCTGTGCCAGACGTAGGGAAAAAACTCAATCCCGATACTACAGCGGTTCCGTTAGTTTGTGTAGAACCTGCCATTGGCCCCGGATTGTCCAGTTGGTTGAAGTACAGACGCAACAAACTCAACAGTTGGTTCATGTAAACAGGGTCGTACTCCTGTGGGGGGCTAGGTAGCCGGGGAGCTACTACGTTCTTTTGTGCCATCAGCGCCTCCCGTCTTGACGTATATCAATTCTTGGAGCGCCTAGCTGCCACTGTGTGCCAAGGGTGTTTGAACTGATCTTCATAGCCATTTGCCGTGCCCGGACTCGGATGTTTAACTGCCCGTTGTAGGTGTCTAGGTCAATGGGGTAAGTCTGGGTGGCTGTGACTACGCCCTCTGCGCTGCTGCTGTCGCCGCCAACTGACTTAGGACTGTTGTAGCCAGAGCCTGAGTTCTGTAGCGGCAGAAGCTGCATGGTCAAGCTAGGCGTTGCCCCGGCAGTTGAACCATTGAAGGTTAGGTCTGGCAACATCCTCCAGACAAACGCAAAGTTGTGCCCATCGCCAATGTCAAACTGGGATGAGGTAATGAATGCATTGATTGGAACAGCGGTTGCGGCTGTGCCGTCATCAACACCCAGTTCATGCTGGACAAGGTTATTGCTGTAGGTAGCTGCAACCGGATAGTCTTGAAGGCCGCTGTCCAGCCATGCGGTACGGGCCATAGAGCCGTAGTACCAGACATTCTCTACATAGTTGAAGACCACATAGCTGTCGTTGGTCGTCGAGCCACCACTGGGGTAAAACCACCATACCTCATTAAACCCTTCATTGGTAGCTGCGTAGACCTGCTCAAACTGTGTTCTCTCAATGTCGTTGTAGACATACCTGAGTAGGTCACAGTTGAGGGTCTGTAGCCGTCCATCGTACTTGTAAAACTTGTCTACGCCCATCCAGTAAATAACCCCCGCTGCCAAAGCCACCGAATTGGGGCCAGCAACAGATGTGTTGTCAGCAATCAGTTGTGACCCCCAAACATAGGGTGGGCCAAGGTACTGGAGCGAATACAAAGCCACATCCGTAAACACTACTATCTCTTGCTTGCTCTGAATAGCCGTCACGATGGTAGAGCCGTGAGACAACGTAATACTACCTGACTGATTGGTAATTGACGGTGACCACTCCGTAACACTTTCTTGATCAGACCAGCGTATTAGAAGTGGATCGGCTACCGTTGATCCAATGTCATTGGTTCCAAAGCAAAGCACAAAGCGGCTGGCGTCAGAAACAAGAAAAAAGATTTGGGACAGCGGAACACTGCTTGCCCCATTTAACTGTGATACCAGTACACCCCGTGCAGATATCTTGTGTGTTCCAGACTGACTGCCTGTAGTGGTTATAAGCGCCCCGGTGGGGGTTGCCGATAAGTTGAACGTGGTAGATGACACAAAACGGGTGTAGTAGGTTGTGCCCACCAGCAGACCTGTTGGCAGTGCGCCAGAAGTTTCAAGGACAATGGCTGTTTTATCTGGAAGGTTTATAGTGGTTGAGACAAGGCAGGGGTTGGCAATTGTCATTGTGACTGTAGGTGCTTGGAAGCCAATAGTGGCGTCCCAGTAATACAGCGGCCCCCCCCTTGTGCCATAAATCAAATCTTCACCAAAGTTAAATTGATTCCATAGCCGCATAGCTTCCGTAGAAGACGCGCTAGCCCCCCAAACACCAGAACTCCAAGCTCCTGCACCCCAGCCTACTTGCGGTGCAGCAAAAGATGGCCCTGTATTAATTTGATACACGGCATAAACCGTTCCACCTCCTGAAGCTGTGGACGTTGCCGCAGATGAGGCGGTAATGGTATAACCAGCCAATATCTGGTACTCCCCGGCTATGGTCAGCCCCCCAACGGCGGTAGCGCCTGTAAACGTCACAAAATCATTGACGCCGTAGCCGCCACCAGCATCAGTAACTGTAACTGTAGTAGACCCACTGACAGTGGCAAACGGGTTGGTTAGTGTGTGGACAGTCTGTGTAGGGGTGATGTCGTAGTACGCACCACCGTTAAGGATGTAAAACTTGAGGTTTGTTCCAACTCCAAGGAGGTTTTGGAAACCAAGGGTAACCCAGTTCCACAAGGATCGGCAGACACCCAAGAACGTGTTGGCAGAGATGCGTACCCAACCGCCTATCTTTTCAGGCGTACCTTGCCGAAACCGGACGTTATCCGACTCATAGTAGCCGCCTTCATTGGTGTATCTGGTGTTCTCCCTGTTTACACCCGGCTTGAGTTGAATTTTCTGTAGTGGCATTTTCCATCCTAAGACAGGAACAGGGCACGTTCGTCATTGCGGCGCTTGACTAGACCCGGTAGGATTTTACCCCCGCCCCTCGTAAACTTCAAGAACTCATCTGCCGCTTCTTCAATTTCTCCACGAAGAACCTTCTGACGGAGGGTGCTTCGCTGTACGCCCCCCAAACCCAAATTAAAAGCAAAGCTGACAAGAGCATCATTTTGACCTTGGGTAAGCACCATATGAAAAAGTCGGGCGACCCCAACTTCAAATCGGATGAGATCAGCACTAAGGGTTCCATCTACCTCATCCTTTGAAAAAGCCCGACTATCCTCTGGCGCAAGCGGGTAAGCGTCTCTTTGATCCAGTGGTAAACGTCCTTGATCTGGGTATAAAACATGGCCTACTCCTACAGTCCAGAGCCGCGCTGGGCAACGGTACGGCTTAAACCTCACGCCTTCATGGTGCTTGATCATCTCCTTGCACCGCTGAGAGACTTTCAATCCTTGCCACCTTTAAACGCCCGTCCACCGAAATGGAAGCTGATGATGCTGGCAAAGATGATTTGTGTGTCGTCGTCCCAAAGTTTTTGAATCAAAACGTCAAATGCAATATCCCGCTGCCAAGCGTAGACAAACCCACCGATCTCAACAAACGCAAACAGTCCAAAGAAGCCGTAGGTCAGTATCGGGCGCACACCGGAGCGCAGGTTGATCATCCACTGGCTGGCCCCTTGCCCGATGGCTATGTCGTGCGCGTACAGTGCAGCCCGTTCGGATGCCTCTGCTTCTATGGCCTGACCCTCTACTTTGATCTCCTCTACCCGCTGCTGGGCCTCAAACCCGGCCTTGCGTAGTTCCAACTCACGCTCAATCTGAAGTTGAGCCATCGCCATCTCATGCTTCTTGTCGGCACGATCTTGGAAAAAGCCAAGCAGCTTTGGTAGGCCACCAGCAAGGAAAGAGATTAGGGTTGAGAGTAGGGTTAGCATTTCTTTTCTTCCTCATGGGACAGTTTGACGCCAGCAAGTAAGCCAATGAAGCCGCCGACAATGGTCTGAAACGCAGGGCCAACAAGCTCAAAAATCTTGTTGTTGTCCACCTTCTCGTCAAACAGTCCCATTAGCATTACACCCGACATTGACAGGACAACAATACACAATGTCATGCTAACCATCAGAGTTACAGCAAAAGTAAGTTTGGCTCTCATTTTTTATTCCACATTTCGAATAAAGTCTTGATCTTCTCTTCCAACACCGCCACCCGCAAGTCGAGCTTTGCCAACACGATGATCAGCGTGATGATTGCCAGCAGGATGGGCCATGCCTTAGACAGCAATTCAAAGAAATCCACATCACAGCCCTAGTACTTTCGCAACAAACTGGGCAGCAGCCCCCGGGCCGAAAAGCACTGCAACGATTACAATGTACAGCAGGTACTCAATCTTTGTCATCCGCTTTGAGCCATTGGCAAAACTCTTCTGGATGCCCTCATAGCGTTCAGCGCAGATGGCCTCATGCGTAGCCAGCTTGGCCTCAGTCTCGCTGATCATTTTCTCGCTCATGGCGCGTCAGGCCAAGTGACTGTCCACGGGAACCCAGCCTGTGCAGTTACATCCCGCAGTGCTTGACGGTAAACGGCCCATGCAGTCTTGTCAGCAGTAGCGTCAGTGATCTGCGTCCAATCGCTGTCTTTTAGCTTGTCGTTGCGCTGTTCCCGAACGGCAGATGCTGCGCTGTCAAAGCGTTGCGTTACCTCTTCAGTTGTCATCTCCCGCACCCGCCACACTTGTGTCCAACGCTGGTCTTCATTGCTAAAGACGGGCGGGTCTTCCTCCAGCACCTGAGTGTCAGACAAAACAGGTTGCGTAGAGAAGTACACCCGCATCGCACCATACTCAGCCATTGTTTCGTCGCTGACCGTGCTTGGAAAGCTGGTATTGAGATTGGCGCGTTGTATCTCGTACAGGCTGTACGGATACTTCTTGACCGCACCGTTTTCAATGAGTGCAAACATAAATCACCCCACTTGCTTCTTTATGACAGCTAACATGATCTTGGCTTTTTTCTGCTCAAGTTTTTCAGACGCATACAACGTGTGCAATTGCTCAGTGAATGCCGCCAGTTCAAGCCGCTCATCGGGCGGCATTTTGCTGATTTCTTCAAATGCCAGCGTGTAGTTGTCAATGTTGATCTGGTAGTGCATGACCTCTGCCTCACGGGCGGTGAGTGATGATGCGAGAATTTCTTCTCGGGTTTGTGGTTTGATTTCAGTTTTAGCTTCCATGATTTTCCTTTGAATTAAGTAGTGCTTTGTGTGAAGGCTATGGAGTGTCCAGTACTTGCAGGCAATGTAGTTGGATCAGAAAATTTAGCACCAAAACCGCTGCCAGACCAAGGGTAAGCTGAAATAAACGGTGTTGTAGCGTGAGCTACTGCAACGGTTAATCCATCAGAACTAAAAGCTACACCATTACCAATGCCCGCAGGAAGAGTTGAAGGGTTGCTATATTTAGTTCCGAACCCCGACCCAGACCATGGATAAGCTGTGACAAATGGCGAAACAGAATGAGATATTGCAATAGCAGAACCATCAGGTCTAAAAGCTACACCGAATCCAGTACCGGGAGGCAACGTAGCGGGGTTAGAATATTTAGTTCCAAATCCAGAACCACTCCAAGGGTATGCTGATACCCACGGGGTATTATTATGCGCGACGGCAATTGCTAAACTATCAGGACTAAAAGCTACACCTTGCCCATTACCTGTAGGCAATGTTGCTGGATTGGCATATTTAGTTCCAAACCCGCTTCCTGACCAAGGATAAACTTGAATAATTGGGTTATTGGTCTGGTTTGATACAGCTATATTTAAACCATCAGGGCTAAATGCTACACCTAGTCCATCATTAGGTGGTAACGTAGCTGGATCAGAATATTTAGTTCCAAAACCAGAACCAGACCAAGGATATGCTGAGACAAAAGGGCTTGTGCCGTGTCCTACAGCTATATTTAAACTATCAGGACTAAAGGCTACACTACGCCCAGTATCAGGAGGCAATGTGGCTGGGTTAGTATATTTAGTACCAAATCCCGAACCAGACCAAGGGTAGGCTGATATAAATGGGGTTGTAGAGTGAGCTACAGCGATTGCAGAACCATTAGGACTGAAGGCTATACCAAATCCACTGTTAGTAGGTAACGTAGCTGGATCAGAATATTTAGTTCCAAAACCTAACGCGCTGTTCCAAGGGTATGCAGATACAAATGGGGTTGTAGCGTGGCCTACAGCCACAAACTGCGGGTACTTCACATCGCCAACTGTGCCCCATGCACAAGATGATGCATTAGCTGTTAGCAATGATGTTGGATTTGAATATTTAGTTCCAAATCCACTGCCAGACCAAGCATAAGCTGCTATATATGGGCTACTATTATGAGCTACTGCTAAATTTAAACCATCAGCACTGAAGGCTACGCCTTGTCCAGTACCGGCAGGCAACGTAGCTGGATTAGTATATTTAGTCCCAAAACCACTGCCAGACCAAGGGTAGGTTGAAACAAACGGGCTTGTGCCATGACCTACAGCTATTGCAGAATTATCAGGGTTAAAGGCTACAGAAAATCCACTACCCGTAAGCACAGTGCCGGGATCAGAGTATTTAGTACCAAAGCTAGAACCACTCCAAGGATACGCTGAGACAAATGGTGCAAGGTCGTGAGCTATAGCTATTGCGGAACCGTCAGGGCTAAAAGCTACACCGGCTCCAGTACCAGTAGGCAAAGTAGCTGGGTTTGAATACCTAGTACCAAAGCCACTACCAGACCAAGGATAAACGGAGATGTACGGTGATGTACTTTGAGCTACGGCTATTGCAGAACTACTAGGACTAAAGGCTACGCCGTCTCCACCGCCTACGGGTAGTGTAGCTGGATTAGCATACTTAGTACCAAACCCACTACCACTCCAAGGATAGGCTGAAATAAATGGAGTTGTAGCGTGACCTACAGCAATATTAGCCCCATCAGGACTAAAAGCTACGCCTTGTCCAGTATCAGTAGGCAAAGTAGCTGGGTTAGTATATTTAGTACCAAACCCGCTACCCGACCAAGGATAGGCTGAGACGAAAGGTGTTGTAGTGTGCGCTATCGCTATTGCGGAATTGTCAGGACTGAAGGCCACACCGTTTCCAACACCCGTTGGTAACGTAGCTGGGTTACTGTAAGTACCTCTAAACCCGCTTGTGCCCCATGAATACACAACAATGTAGGGTGAAGCATTAAAACCTACCGCCAATACTTTAGGCGCTGTTGAACTACTCTGTGTGCCGTTGCTTGAGAACATAACGGCCTTTAGACGGTGTAGTTCTGACCAGCCACTGACCCGAGCCAGCTTGTACCACTGATAGCTGTAAACACAAACTTGTCACCACGCAATGCAGTTGCGGTAAGCGTTGGTGCAATTGCGCCGGGCCAGTCAACCGTGGCAGGCCAAGTGACTGTGCGAGAACCTGTTGCGTCTTGCAAGTGAACTAAGGTAAAACTTTTACCCGCTACTGGCGTTGGGAATGTATATACACAATTACCTGTCAGCGTGATGATCTGCACTGTGCCGTTAGCTAAGTCTAGCGTGATGGCTGTTGAACTGTTAGCTGAAAACGGCGTCTCAACGTAGTTGGTTATTGTTGGGAGTGTAAGAGTTGGGGAGCTTGACAGCACTACAGAGCCAGTGCCTGTTGACGTTACAACACCTGTACCGCCAGATGCCACAGGCAGCGCAGCGCCCAGAGTCAAAGCAGCAAAGTAGTTCTGGGCAACGATGATGTCTGTGCCGTTGCTGACTAGGGCTATTTTTGCTGCGGCTGGAATGGATACTCCAGTCTGGCCTGTGACTTTAAATGTAATAGCAGACACAGTGTTGTTGAAAACAAAGTACATCTTTGTTTTAGCTGTGGGGACGTTTACCGTACCGCCACCTGTACCGTTAAGCTGGATGTAGATGCTCCGGGCTACTCCCGTTGTGCCATCAGGAATGGTCAGCGTGTCTGAGCCTCCAGTAGCAGTAAAAGCCTGATACCCCAACGCTTCGTCAAGCATGTTGGTGATGTTGGAATTAACAACTGTGCCCCAAGTGCCTGACAACTCCCCTGTAGCAGGTAAGGCTAAAGCCAAATTTGAAGTGTATGACGTTGCCATTATTTTCTACCCTTTAAGACCAGTTGCCAACCGTTACGTTAGTAGTGCTGTTTGTTGGGCTAACTGCGTTAATTTTAAAGTAGGAGCCAACACCAACGACAGGGGCCGCAGCTATCGTAACTGACACTTGCGGGATAACCGTGCCCGTTACAGTCACATTAATAATGCCAGAAATAAAAGCATAGCCCACCGTATTAACAGAGGCAGTTGCTAACGTAGTGTTGGCTGCTGTGCTAAATGTTGCTTGAGTTGCTGTAGCAGTCGCTAAAGTCGCCGTTCCTTTTTGAGCCTCAGACCGCCACTGTTGTGTAAACGTTGCTGTTCCACCCAATGCAAAACCAAACGATCCAGAGGTTGCGCTCATGGAAGATAGGCTGTAAAAACACTCAAAAAAGTATGTTCCAACAGGCAAAGTTACTGCCCCGTTGGTCGTGTTATTAAATATTTTTTGCGCCGCTGTTTGGCTTGCTAACGTACTATTTGCAGTATTAAGCACTAACGATTGTTGGGCAACAATCGTGGTTCTAGTAGACGCAGCAACATCGGCATAAAACACCGTGCCATCGTACTCAACTACACCAGCTTCTGCCGTTGTAAGATTTGTTCCGGCAGTAAACTTTAATGGGGCTGTGCTGGCGGTAGCTGTACCAGCTTTGAGCATAAGAACAGCAGTTGGTGTAACGCCAACTCCAACACGCTGGGCGTTATCAATAGTTACAGCCGTTGTAGCTGTTGCGGCTCCGTCTGCGGTTGTCTTAAACAACAACCGACCGGGCATATCAGAAGTGCCGGGAGTTCCATCAACCTCCGCAACAATAGACGCCGCAGGGATAAACGTAGTGCCGTCAGCACCAGAAAATACAATCTGACCAATTTGGTCGCTAGACTGGACAATCGTGTTGGTTCCAAGTGCCGCGCTTCTGGATTTCAAGAAGAAATAGCTTGCGGGTGTAGTGTCTGCGCTATAAATACCAGATGCAATTGTGCTTAACGAGGACGTTACACCAAGCACTTCAAGTTTAGGGTTAACCGCTCCACCCGCATTGATAGTGCTTGTGTATCCAACAACAACACTACCGTTGGCGGTAACGACAAATGGCGATCCATCGGGGTTGCTGGCATCTTCAACTACAAACGCATTACCGGCCCCATCCTGTGTAATTCGCAACGCATCAAAAGCTGAATTAGCAGTTACAACAGTGCCCTGCGTTATGTTGTCTGTTAAAGTCCCGCCGGTTATTGTCGGGGACGTTAGCGTGTAGTTAACAAGTGGATTAGGCGCTGGGACAACAGATGAGCTACCACCTAATGCAATAGTTACGCCATTGATGGTGATTGTGCTGTTTGCAAGCAAAGAGTTGGGTACGGTAGCACTATTTGATGCCGCTACACTAGTTCCATTGACATAAACCGCCCGTTCTGCTGGCTGGGTAAGAACTACGTTCTTTGTGCCTGACACAAAGTCAACCAAAGAGCCGCTGTTTGATGACGCTAAAACCGTGGTACGCTGGATTATGTTGGAAGCAGATACGTATGTTCCAATGCCAACTTCCCATTGATTGCCACCGATCATTGCATAGAACGTGGTGTCCGTGTTACTCAGTACAGAAGAAAATGGGATAAAGCCAGCTACAGCGCCGCCAAGAACAATGTTGCCAGTGCCAACTGTTGCCGTTGTTTCCCTTACTCTATCCCCAAGTTTGAGTGCCATAGTATTCTCGTTAATTTGTGGGAATTAAAGTCCACGGATCATAAACAACCCCGTCAGCAAAAGAACCTTCAGCGTAAGCAAAATTTGCAAACGGGTTAAAGTCATAGTTACTACTGGCGGCTTCAGTTGTTATTACACCCCAATTTGATGCCTGTGATGTGTCAATAAGACCCCAATCCGAATAAATAATTCCGTCAGCAAAGCAACCTTCCGCATAAGCAAAATTTGCAAACGGGTTGAAGTCATAAGACGTTGAGGCTGTCGTTGTGTTAATCGGAGTCCAAGTAGCCATATCATGGTAGCCGTATCAATGAGGTGGTGGACGAGTTGGCAGGCATCACAACGGTGAACGATGAGGTGGTGGTTTTGTCAGCACCAAAGTCCAATACTGCCACCGATTTATTGCTCTTGGTTAGATTGTAGATCAGCGCACCCCTTGCTGTAAACGCACCTGTTGTCCAGACCACATTGCTGAAGTTTACAAACGCCGTGGTGTCTGTGACACTGACCGAGATGCCCGTCATCACCTGACCCGTAGCGGTGTAGCCAGTGCCTGAAATCTCCCCGGTCGCTGTGTAAACGGTGGTAGCTGCCCCTATATCGGCATTGGCTGTGTACAGCGCCATATAGAAGGTGTCTGTGGAGAAGTCATGCACCCCCTGAAGCAGTTGCTGCTTAAAGGATGTGGTCAGGGTCTGGGCAATGCTCATGTTACTGGAATCCTAGCTTGCCCACTGCGGTATGCGTCCTGACGCTCAAGGCCGTCACCCAGACGTTTAAGTTGCACCAGCGCCTCACCAAACTTAGTGTTGTACAACAGAACCATGTCCTGCTCACCCTTCATGTAGGTGTAGGCTTCAACCAGTGTCCCATACAAAAGCACGGGGTCATAGTTATCGCCCAACCAAGTACTACCGGCAGAGGTAATCGACTCTGGGTAGTAGTAGTAATGAAGCTCCATACTGTAGGCAGCGTCTGGAGTTGGGCCAATGATAAAGGACAGTTCTACTGTGATAACACTGGACACAACTGCTGGGCCAAACAGCGCGTAGTACTTGGGTGATCCGGTGGATGTTGGCTTGGGATACGCTTCCCTGATGAAGTTCACATCCTTATTCAGCAGGTACGTATACGCGCCCGTAGTTGGGTTTATTGCTGCTAAAGAGTAAGAAGAAAGGTAATCATCAGGACAAGCCAAATACTTATTGCTCGCCGTTGTGACGCCCGTTACATTCTTGCGTAAGGCTGGGATCTGTACAGCGTTGTATATACGTTTCTCTGCCTGTGTGATGAACAGGTTCATGTCCACCGTAGGGAAGGTGTTCTCCGTGTACGAAGAAACGGCAGAAACAAGGCTCGAATAATTGATTTAAACCACCATTTCCAAACTGTACTTGTGTAACAGCTTGCCTTTCTGCTTTACAGCGTTAGCTACACTTGTACGTAAAGTGCCAAAATACTCGGCTGCATATTTTCCACAAAGAAATGTGGTTTGTATTTCAGGGCAGTATAACGGTTTCCACTTTGCTCGTGCTGTTTTTTCTACAGCTTGCCGAGACATGACTCTGCCTGTTAAGGAAGCAACCAGCTTAGCGTGAACTTCAGGTTTGCCAAACGCAACTTTTAGTCCATCAATACGTTTTTGACGAATAATTGGGTTTTGCCAAGAAGCCTTTATTGTTGCGCTTTTATTGGCAACAGGCCGTTCTTTTTTTACGTGCCCCGCCCAACGTCTTTCAGGGCCTTTGTGTGCTTGCAGCGCTTTACCACGCAGAATAGATTCTGGAGTTTGTGCCGCAATCTTAATGCTGGCAACAGTCTTTTTTCTCCATTCCGGGTTTGCCCATCGAGCCTTAGCCGTTTTTGACCGGCTTGCTTTTGTTTGTTCTGATACCACTATTGGGCGAAGCCCTTTGCCACCCCGAGAAGCGTTGTACTCTGGGCTTAACGCTGCAATCAAAGATATCTCAGCAGCATTTAGTGCGTCTGCGTCAAAAGCTATAAACAGTTCGTCGACTTTAAACGCATCCTTTCCTGCGGCAAATAACGCTATTTGAAACTTAGCTTTTCTTGATTTGCTGCAAGCAGCGGTTCTCCAGTGCGCGTCCCATCTTTTTTGCACAATCTGGCGCGTTTGCCCCACATACTGCGCTCCAGTATGTTTATTTGTTACAACGTAGACGGAACCGTGCCGAAGGTTCATGCCATTGGGCCTCTAGACATCAAGCCTTTAGTGGCTGCACCTGTTCCACGCATTTTGATGCCAGTTGTCTTTACACCGGGTTGCTCTTGGTTAGTGATGCGTCCAATCGAAGCACGGGCATTGTTCAACATGCTCATGTCTTTGCCCTTGCCGGGGTTGGCCTCGACCGTCACGGACTTGCCAGACATGGTGTGCGGCTTGGCGTAGGCCGCTGCTTGTTTGTTGTTAATCATCTTAACCTCCACGACCAGATTTCTGGTTCATCACTTTAGCCATACCACGACCGTACTTCATCATGTCCATGTCGGTCTTGCCACCTTTGGCAAACTTGGTCATGGGTTTGCCGGGATGCATAGACTTCTCATGCTTATGAACGGCCCCTGCCATCATCTTCTTATCCTGCTTCATGTCTGCCTTGTCCATATCAACTCCTAAGTTACTGTAACTGAACCAAGTTCCAATTCTGCCACCAAATAGTTGGGTGTCAGCCCGTCATCGTTTGCCCTAGACCCGCCTACGGGGTTCCAGTTCCACTGAAATATTCTGCTTCCTTCGCCCGGATACCCGTCTACCAACAGGCCAGAAACTACGTAGCTCAAGTCCCTGCGCGGCTCCCGCACGGCTTGCGGGTCATCTACCGGGTACATCCCCAACTGCAACTGCGGTTGATCCGGTGTCCAGCAGGTTGGGCACACCAGCAAATTGTACGTTTTAGTCTTGACAACTTCCTTCTTCAGTTCCTTCAGCTTGTAACGGAAACCACAACGATCACACTCCGCTATCGCATTCTTACCTGATGCAAACCTATTGCCCATGATTACATAAACATTTGTCTAGGTACAAATCGTACGGCGGCTTTTTCTCGATCTTCATCCTGCGCTAACTGCCAAGCGTTATCATACTGCTCTTTCAGCACTTGTAAACGCTCCATGCCGTTGGGCAACTTGAGCGCCAAGTAGTAGGCCAACCCTGCTGCTACGCAAGGTATAAACCTAAACGGCACATCCATCGTGTCAGAGCCATCCCCAGCGTTTTGATTCCTACGCAGCCGCCAGTACACGAAGGTGTAGGTCTGAGAGCCATCAGGAGTGGGCCAGACGGTGATTGCCGGGGGGTTTGATACATACACCGCTGTGGTGCTTGTATGCGTTGCTGCGGTGGTGTTAGCCTGTCCTCTGGCGCAATCTGTCAGGACATTGCCCACAATGTAGCCGTAGTAGATGATCTCGCTGTCCACCTTGATGTACCCGGCAGCAGCTAGTCCTATGACTGAACTCAGGGTGATGGTGGTGGCTGTGGCAGTGACTGCTCCGTTCAAGGTCAGTGTTGTGGCTGATGTCTGCCCTGAGTTGCGCTGCACCATGACCTGAATGGGTCTGGCTTGGGTTAGCTTGTTGGGTAACGTAGCATACGTACTGACGCTGATGCGGGTGATAGTCAGGTCTGCTTGGTTGGATGTTGAGTTGGCGCTTGTACGGATGACATGCTCAAGCAAGTCCACGGTATCCACCGGAAGTGCATAAGTATTTAAGCCTTGAGTCAGGGTGAACGATCCCTGCTCAATCGTCCACATGTTGATGCCCCGGTTGGCCCAATCCGCAAACATGATGTTCAGGGAACGCCGTGCAGTACGCATGTCATA